AGATGCGCGGCATGCGTCAGGATGAATTGGCGAAGGCTGCGGGAGTAAGTCGGGTTGCTATCAGCAATTATGAGTGGGGAAAATATAATCCCGATATCCCGACATTATACAAATTCGCGGAGGTTCTGCACTGCGATATCACCGATATTGCCAACGATGATGTGGCCGAATGGATCAGGAAGGCCCGCAACACGGAATCCATGACGCTAAACAGCTATCAGACCCTTGCGCAGCGCACGGCGAACGGCGATCTGGACGTGAAGGGCAAGCTGATCAACGGCGCGATGGGCCTGTGCGGGGAATCCGGCGAGGTGATCGACCATGTGAAAAAGCATTTTTCTCAGGGACACAAGCTGGATGTTGACAAAATCATCGATGAGCTGGGTGATGTGTTGTGGTATATCGCGGAGACGGCGTCCGCCTGCGGCGCAACGATGGAAGAGATTGCGCGCCTGAACATCGGGAAGCTGAAAAAGCGATATCCTGCCGGTTTTGAGGCGGACAAGAGCATTAACAGGGAGGCAAACGCATGAATAAAGTGATTCTTATTGGCAATCTTGCCGCAGACCCCGAAAGCCGCACCACCCAAAGCGGCGTATCCCAATGCACGCTGCGCATCGCCGTGCAGCGCAGATTCGCTGGCCCGGACGGCAAGCGTGAGAGCGATTTCTTCAACGTGATCTGCTGGCGGCAGACCGCGGACTTCTGCGCCCGGTATCTTTCCAAGGGCCGCAGGATCGCTGTGGAAGGCAGCCTGCAGACCCGCAGCTATGACGCGCAGGATGGCTCCAAGCGGTTTGTCACCGAGGTTATCGCCGATAATGTGGAATTCTGTGACAGCAAGCGCGATGACGCGCAGCCGAAAGCAGAACCAGCACGGGGAGAGTTCACCGAGGTGGACGATGAAGAACTCCCGTTCTGATTGGAGAAAAAATGAATTATACTGAATTTTTGCAATCAAAGATCGATATTGCGCCGGATAGCGGATACGTAGAAAACCCGGAGAACATAAACCCGGTACTACTGCCTCACCAGCGCGATGCTGTACTCTGGGCGCTGCGCGGCGGCAGGCGTGCAATGTTTGAATCCTTCGGCTTGGGTAAAACGGTGCAGGAACTGGAATGGTGTCGCCTTGCTGCGGAACACACCGGCGGCCATGCGCTGATCCTGTTGCCCCTGGGCGTTAAACAGGAATTTCAGCGAGATGCCCGGGAGCTGCTGGGCATGGGGCACATTCCATATGTACGCACAAAGGCGGAAGTGGAAGCAGCCTGCGCCGATGGATATCCGGTTATGATTACCAATTATGAACGCGTGCGCGATGGCGATATTGACCCGGCAGCATTTACGGCGGTTTCCCTGGATGAAGCATCCGTTCTCAGAGATTTCGGCAGCAAGACATATCAAACATTTCTTCGGAAATTCAAGGGAATCCCCTATAAGCTGGTGGCCACGGCCACGCCTTCCCCGAACCGATACAAAGAACTGATTCACTATGCCGGATTCCTTGAAATCATGGACACCGGCCAGGCATTGACCCGGTATTTTCAGCGGGACAGCACGAAGGCAAATAACCTGACGCTGTACCCCCACCGGGAAAAAGATTTCTGGTTGTGGATGAGCTCATGGGCCCTGTTTATTCAAAGACCCAGCGATCTGGGATATTCCGATGAAGGCTATGCCCTGCCGGAAATGATTGTAAACTGGCATTGCATTCCCGTGGACAACGCCACGGCGGGCGCAGATAAATATGGCCAGATGAAAATGATCCGCGATGCGGCATTCGGCCTGCAGGATGCAGCCCGGGAAAAGCGGGAAAGCATTCCCCAGCGCCTTGAAAAGGCGATGGAAATCATGGCGGAAGATCCCAACGCACATTTTATTTTGTGGCATGATCTGGAATCGGAGCGACACGCCATTGAAAAGGCGATTCCGGAAGCCGTGACCGTGTACGGATCTCAGGATTATGACGCCCGGGAAAAGCGCGTGATCGATTTCGCCGAGGGATGTTCCCGCATCCTTGCCACAAAGAAAGAAATCTCCGGCAGCGGCTGCAACTTCCAGCGGCATTGTCACCGTGAAATCTTCATGGGCATTGATTATGAGTTCAACGATTTCATTCAGGCAATCCACCGCTGCTATCGATTCCAGCAGACAGAGCAGGTAATCATCGATATTATCTACATGGAATCCGAAGCGGAGATCAAAAAGGTGCTTTTGCAGAAATGGGAACAGCATAAGGAGATGACCGCCAAAATGGCCGAGATCGTGAAAACCTACGGGCTGAACAGTCAAGCCCGATTCGATGATATGAAGCGCACCATCGGCATTGTGCGCAAAGTGGTAAACGGGGAAAACTTTGTTGCCGTGAATAATGATTGCGTGGATGAACTTTCCCGCATGGCGGATAATTCCGTGGATGAGATCATCACCAGCATTCCATTCGGCAATCATTATGAATACACCCCCAGCTATAACGATTTCGGGCACAATCCAGACACGGAAGCATTCTTCGATCAGATGGACTATCTGAGCCCGAACCTTCTGCGGGTATTGAAGCCCGGCCGCGTTTTCTGCTGCCATGTAAAGGACCGCATTCTGTTCGGCAATGCCACCGGCACGGGCATGCCCACCGTGGAACCTTTCCACGCGCTGACTATCATGCACTACATGAAGCATGGCTTCCAGTTTTTCGGCATGATAACGGTTGTGACCGACGTTGTGCGCGAAAATAACCAGACCTACCGCCTGGGATGGACCGAATGCTGCAAGGACGGCACAAAGATGGGCGTAGGCTGCCCGGAATACATCCTTCTGTTCCGGAAACTGCCCACCGATACTTCCAAGGGCTATGCGGATGATCCTGTAAGCCGGGAAAAATCCGATTATACCCGGGCGCAGTGGCAGATTGACGCGCATGCCTTCTGGCGTTCCAGCGGCGACAGGCCTGTGAGCGCTGAAGAACTGGCGGAAATCCCCGTGGACAGGCTGCAGGCGGCCTATCGCAACTTCAGCCGGGACAATGTTTACAGCTACGATGAACATGTGAACCTTGCAAAACAGCTGGATGAAGCTGGAAAACTGCCCGCAACGTTTATGGTGTGCGCACCCGGCAGCTGGACAGAAGCTGTATGGGATGACGTGAACCGCATGCGCACCTATAACACCACCCAGAGCCAGCGCAGGAAACAGATGCACGTTTGCCCCCTGCAGATTGATATCGTTACCAGATTGATTGACCGATATAGCAAACCGGGCGAGGTTATCCTCGATCCATTCGGCGGATTGATGACCGTGCCCACTGAAGCGGTGAAATCCGGGCGCAGAGGCATCGGCGTGGAGCTCAATGAAGGATATTTTGCCGATGGTGTGGGCTACCTGCAGGCCGCCGACATGGAAAAAGGCAGAATGACACTATTTGATTTTATGGAGGGATAACATGAAATTCCTTAAAACCCTGTTCAGTGTACTCCTGGCCTTAACCGGCTGGGGGTGCCTGGCCTTCGCCTGGGTGATCTACGGCATCAAATGCATGGCGCTGGTTGCGCTGGCGATGATCGTGACTGCGCTGATCGGGAGTGTGATTTGATGATACCCATAGGACTGATCGCGCTGGGAATCGTTGTGGCGGTGCTGGTTTTCGCGTTTGCGTTGTGCAATATCGCTGCGGATGATAAGGGGGATGATGATTATGATGAATGATGACCTGATCAGCAGGAGTGCGCTGATAAATGGCTATGATGTGCGCAAAGTGACCGAATACGATGAAAGCGGATGCGGCATGACATATAAAGCCGTGTCTGTAGAATCAATAGAAAACACCCCCGCCGTGGACGCTGTCGAGGTCGTGCGGTGCAGGGATTGCCTTAATTGCGGCATGAAGGCTTCGATCAAATATGACGGCTATCGTGGCGATGTGCGGCTGTGCATGCTACACGGCATTGCAATACTTCCTGACGATTATTGCAGCGGCGGAGTAAAGGCGGATACGGAGGTGGACGGCGATGAATGAGGAAGCGAGAATTGTAGTCGATACCATTAAACAGGCGTTCGATATATTCAGCAAAATGGAACTTCCTACAGGGGAGCAAGAATGCACACTTTCCCGCGATTCGGCTATGTCGCTAATTGATGAAATCGAATCCCTGTCCACCCAGCTCGATCAGGTCACACGGGAACGGGATGGATTGAACATCATGCTTACACAGGCGCAGGCTATGTTGGAAACCCGGACAAAGGAACGGGATGCGGCGGTGAATATCATGGCAGAAAATCCAAGATGCGAAACATGCAAGCATTACACGCCCGGATATTTCTGCGTAGGGTGTCGGCGTGGAGATAAATGGCAATGGCGCGGCGTGGAGGTGGAAGGATGAAAGTTGAACTAACCAAGGGACAGTGTGAAAGCCTTGCAGATTTTATTTCCCTGAACTTGCTGGATGTTATTCGTAACGATGCTGATATTGATAACCTGAATTACGTTCACAATCTGCTGAACGCCCTGGAAGCGTTTAAGGAGGCGGCGAAGAGTGAAGAAGCCTGAAGAGATCAAGAAGGGGCTGGAATGCTGTAATACATTTAATGATTGCCTGAATTGCCCTTATGATAAGGCTGACGGAAGCTGGGCTTGTACTGTGGAACGCAACGCGGATGCCCTTGCCTACATCCAGCAGCTTGAAGCCAATCAGCCGAAGTGGATTAGCGTGAAGGAGAGGTTGCCGAAGAACGAAGAGCTTGTGCTTATTGCAACAAAGTGGAGCCTTATGGGAATGAGAGGCATGGCTGTTTCTTGTGGATTCCATACAAACGGTAAAACGTTCACTGGCGAAAGCGATTATAACTGGGATGCAGGGGATGTTGATCTGGGCTATGACGAGGAAGAGGACGAATACATTGTCCCAGAGGGATGGTAGGAAGGCGTTCGATATACTGAACAATTCTCTGCCGTAGATGAACCAGTGTTGTATTGGATGCCCCTGCCCGAACCGCCGAAGGAGGATTGAAATGCCGATGGAGCTTGAAAAAATCAGAAACGAAATCACGTTAGTCCAAACCTGTTGGGCTTGCCCGGCTCAATGGGATGCATTCTACAACAAAAAGATGGTCGGATATATCCGTTTCGGGGGCGGATACGTCAGTGTGGAATGCCCGGACGTTGGTGGCGAATTGGTATACTCTATGCAGACCGAAGACAGGATGCAGGGTATGTTCTATACTGATGCGGAGGAAAATGCGTTTCTCAGTAAAGCATTGGACTCTATAGCTGGATGGGTGGGCAGGAATCGTATGCCGCCTGAGATTCCGAAGGAGGATGAATAATGGAACCTATCGCAGTTTTCGGGCTTGTGCTGGCGGTTGTGTTTGGCATAGCTCTCGGAATGATGAACTGAGGAGGACACCAATGCCAATTAAAACAAAAATCCGCACATGGCTGATCAATGGCCGGGAGGCGCTGGGCCTTGACCGGCAGGCGTTCGGCGTGAAATGCGACTGCAGTGACCGATTGATATGGATGCTGGAGGAGACCGGCACCATCACACATCCGCAGATAGCGGCAGCTATCATCCGCCTGATCGGCGGAAGCGTGGATCAGTACAATGATCTGGTGGACAAATCGCATCACGCCCGTGTCGTGCCAAAGGTGAAGCAGCCGAAAGGGCGCGGCAAATGGTATAGCAAGATGATCTGAGGTGGCTTATGCCGCCTCTTTTTTTGTGTGTGGATGACAATGGATGCGCGTCTCCCAGACGTGGACGGGCCATGCACGGGCGTGGGGAGGGTGGCTGACATTGGGGCATGCGGATTTGATACGATATATGCAGATGTTATATGGAGGGAGGTGGTGACATGGCTGCGCTGGACTGGGCCGGGCTACGGGCGGAATACATATCCAGCGGATTGAGCTATGGAGAGCTTGCGCAGAAGCACGGGATATCAAAAAGCGCGATAGGCAAGATCGGCAAGCGGGAGGACTGGCCGAGGCTGCGCGCGGAATACCTGGCGGAGGCATCCAAGCGCGCGCTGGAGGACGGCATAGATTATGAGGTGGACAGGCTTAAAAAAATCATGCAGGCTGCCACAGCCATGAGCGATGTCATCGCCGGAATATACGCAGATCCACAGCAATTCTACCGGCACCTGGTGCAAAACAAATATATATCCGATGACGGCGGCATGGATGTTGTGACCGAGGAAAAAGTGTTTAAAAAAGCGGATACCCGCGCCATAAAGGATCTGACCGGCGCGATGCGTGACATGACGCTGGTGATGCGCAACCTGTTTAACCTGCCCACGCAGGCGGAGCGGGAATCCCAGAGGATCGCTGCGGAGCGCCTTAAATTGGATCAGCAGAAGGCCGCCAGTGAGGATGACAGCAGCAAGCGCGTGATCATCAGGATGGACGATATGGAGGATTATGCCCAATGACAGACATCATCCGATATATCTCCCCGCCCAGCGAAAAGCAGAAGCAATTCCTGCTGGCAAAGACAAAGCATGTGGGGTTCGGCGGGGCGCGCGGCGGCGGGAAGAGCTGGTCTGTGCGCACGAAGGCGAAGCTGATGGCCCTTAAATATCCGGGGATACGGCAGCTGATTGTGCGCCGCACCTACCCGGAGCTGATCAACAACCACATCAACATCCTGCGCGCGGAGCTTAAGGACATTGCCCGGTACAACGATAAGGACAAGGTTTTCAAGTTCATCAACGGCTCCACCGTGAATTTCACCTATTGCGCCAGGGATTCCGACCTTGAACGGCTGCAGGGCGTGGAATACGACATCATCTATCTGGATGAGGCCACGCAGCTTTCCGAGCATCAGATGAAGACCATCACCGCCTGCCTGCGCGGCGCGAACGATTTCCCCAAGCGGGTTTATTACACCATGAACCCCGGCGGGCAGGGCCACGGCTACATCAAGCGCATCTTCATCGACAGGCGCTATGAATCCGGCGAAGACCCGGCGGATTACGCCTTCATACAGTCCCTGGTGACCGACGACCGGGTGCTGATGGAAAAGCAGCCGGATTTATCAGAAATGTAAAAATGGCTGAAAATGCTGATGCTCTTGTAGCATTCTGGGATGGAAAATCAGTCGGAACCAAACACATGATTGAAACAGCCCAAAATAAAGGTCTTGCCGTAAGGATAAAACGGTATCGAATCATAGGAGGCACATATGGATGAAATGATGACAGTATTTGAGTGCCGTTTCGAGATCCAAACAGTCAATGGTACCCGGACACAAATTATAACTGCTCCACGTTTTATGTTGGAACAAAAAACCTTATCTCTCCTAAAGGATGCCTCATATAGTACAAAACCAGTACGAGTAAAGATAAGCAGAAAAGAAGCGTTCTGGAACCAATTTGACAATAAGTGGTCAGAACGTGAGTATTCCATCGAATTTACCAACAACGCATATGAACAAAGGAGCTGTTAAAATGGGGTTGGATGTAATGTTTTCTTCAAAAACAATGAATTGGGCAACACCTCAAA